TGCTATTCCTCCTCTGCTATGAGACTGTAATGGGCTGCACGCGAATAATTTCGCCGACTACAGCGCGGGCGATTTTATCTATGTCGGCTTCTTCCCGGACAGTCCCATTTACGTTTACTATAATGGGAGAACCATTCCCTCCGCTGCCGCTCCTGGCTTCGGAGGCAGTCAAAAGCTGTTCTCCCCGGTGGGCCAGGATGGGATAGTTGTCGTAGGGGACATAGGGGACGCCCATGGCGCGGGAAAAAACGCCCCTGAATTTTGATAATGATGTAACTTTCCCGCCAGGTTCGGTGGTGAGTACATCAATGCCTAAGGCATTGATAAACTTATCCCAAAAATTCTCTTCCACGCCTGCCATCATGCCCGCCATCATGCCCTGTGACATCAACTGGCCTAATTCATAACTGGCATTCCAATAAGTATCATCCTTTACTAAAGCGGCGGTGACATTCTGAATGAGCTGTTTTTGCATCTCCAATTCTTGTTGGAATCCGTCACTGGCATTGTAGAGCATTTCAGCTTCAATCTGAGCCTGTTTCATGATACGGCCAGCCTCAGCGCCATTTTCCTCAGCCATAGCTTTTTGGTACTCTTTATTCAGGTCGGATAGGCGCTTGGTCTCATTATCTGAATATTCGTAGGCTCCGCTATCTTTCAACGCATTAAAATTGCCTCCCATGACAGCGTCGTAGACTTCCCGGTTGATCTGTTCCTTGGTGTTCTCTAAACTGGCCTCCCACTCACCAATCAAGCGGTTGGCCTCTTGCATCCGTTCGCCGCCCTCGCCGCCCATGTACTCATTTTGCGCTATAAGGCCCTCTTTGCGCTTTTCATTAAAGCCCTCACCCCTGGCGGCATCCATGCCCTCCTGCAAATCCTCTAGGGTGGACAACAGTCCCAAATAGGTTTGGGATTGCTTTTCCATATTGCCGGAAAACGCTACTCCCATGTAATCCGCTATACACTCCGCAGCCTCCGCACCGGGGATCAGGCCCTTTGACACCAGATCATAGACCTCATCTTTAGCGACGCCAAAGCCCTCCGCCAGATAATCAATGACCGGGATGCCGCGTTCAAGCAATGGATTGAGGTATTCCAATGCAGCCTTATCCGTGACCTGCATTCTTCCCAGAGAAGTCGCAATGAGGGTCATGTCGCCGCTGCTCATACCTAGCGCCGATCCCGCGTCGCCCACTTTGGTCAGCAACCCATTGTTGCCCGTTAGATCACCGGGATTGTAACCATAGGCAAACAGCGTCTTGCCGATATTCGTGAGATCGCTGTAACTAAAGGGCGTCGCCTCGGCGTAGTCCACAAGCTCCGATAAGAAGCTCTCCGCCGCCCTATCCCCGCCAAGCATCGTTGAGAACAATATCTTGTTCTGTTCCCGCGTACCTGCAATGCCGGTACCTCTTGCCAAGGCTTCCGCCTGGGATTGGTTGGCGCTGTTCACCAGATCATCCCGGACGGACTTAAAGACCTTGTCTTTTTTCTCAAAGGCTTGGGCGCCAGCGGTGACAATACCGGAGATCAAGCCCACAGCCCCACCCACAAGGGCGCCCGGCAGACCTGCGATGCTGCCCGTCATAGCACCGGACAGAGTGCTGCTCAATGTGGTGGAAATGGCATTGCCCATTGTATCGCCAACCGCAGAACTGACCAATGTTCCAGCCGCGCTGGAAAGGGAATTCCCAAGCATCTGGCCAAGGCCAGCCTTAGCCTTCCCCCACGCCTCACCGGTCCGGTTGTCGGACCGCTGCTGTTGATCGGAGAGCTCCTGCATCTCCTTATTGGCGGCCTTGATCTCATTCCGCCACCCTTTGACAGCTTCCTGGGCATTGTTATAATCCTCATATGCCTTTTCCAGATTGCTTTTACTGAGCTCGTCATTTTGTTCCCGGAAAGCCTTATTGGCGTCGATGAGCGCTTTTTTCATCTCAGCCACGTGAACCTGCGCTTTGGAAAGCTGGGTATTATATGTCTCTTGCCCCTTTTGGAGGGCTTCCAGCCTTTTCCCGCTCTCCTCCAAATCCTTGCTGAAGCCTTTGTTGGTCTGCATAATGGATTTCAGCCCGGCACTGACCTGGTCCTGTAACGTTAGGACAACGCTGTTTTCATTGCTCATGCCTCACCACCTCAAAGCTGATTTCTCAGGTCATTTTCCCACAGCTTCATCAAGTACAAAAGCTGCTTTTCCCCCTCAGGGAGGCGGTAATATTGACCCGGCAGGATGTGGTGCTCATGGAGCAGCCACATCATAAGATGGGCTTCCGGGTCCTTCTTTAGTTTTTTTTCGCTTCCTCCACATCGGTCAAGGTGTCGGCCAGGTAGCCGCTGAGCTTCTGGATCTCGCGGGAAAGGTCGGAGATCTCTCCCGGCTGGAGCATCCTTTTCACCAGCTCCGCAGGGGTGGGAGCGCCATATTTGGCGCAAAGCTCCTCATTTTTAAAGCTCGGCTCCTGCACCCCCGCCAATACGGTATGGATGTCTGAATCGTCCCGCTTGACGATTTCCCCCACCTGGGAATAGGTGATTTCCTTTAAGGTGAACACCACATCCTGCTTTGCCTGCTCGGACAGGCGGGTGATTTTCACCTGCTTTGTTTGGGGCTCCGGGACCTCCATCTGCAAAAGAATGTCCACAACATTAGATTTTGTGCTTGCCATAAATCGTCCTCCTGAATTTTTTTATAATAAGAAAAGCACCCCGAAGGGTGCCTTTCTTATTATATTTTTTTGAGTCATATGGTAGAATTTAGTCATACTTTTTTGACTTCGCAATTATAACAAAATGGGGTGAGTTGTTTGAGGGTATTGAGGATGTTAACCACAATCATAGGGGTATTGCTTTTTATCTTTGGATGTATCGTAACATTTAAAGCAGCTACTTATTATCACAGCCTAGGATACATACAGTTTATTGTCGAGTGGAATGATATGCTTCCAAGTTTAATCCTTGGAATAGGTAGTATCTTTGGCGGTACAGCTCTTGTTGCCTTAGTGCAAATTATGGACTTATTAGATAAAAGGTAGTATAAATGTAGATGAGGCCGCTTCATATGAGGCGGCTTTATATTTACACCATGTCCATATATTCAAAATCCCTAAAGGTAAAGGGGGCCTCCACTTTGCCAATAGCGGCGGCCTCCCAATCTGCCAGGGTCAGGTCATCAAAGCTCACATCCTTGACCGCCACCCGCTCAGCGCCATAGCTGTCGGGATCGTCCAGCTTGGCAATGATGGTGAACCGCGGGTCCTTGCCTATCCGGATGGATTCAGCGATCTTGTTAGCCATCCTGGAATTGACCTTGTACATCCCCACAGAGCCCTTGCCGGAAATGCTCTTGACCTTCCGGTCCGTCCACATCACACCGCACATGGGGACATCCTCTTTATTCAGGTCCGCTTTGGCCTGGAATTTATACGTCTCGGCAACCAAATCCCCGTCCAGCCACAATTCCCCGTGGGTGCCGGACATTACTCTTTTTGCGCTATCCAATCAAAATCCCTCCTTAAATAGAGATGTCAATGGTGATATCCTCAATGGCATCCAAGATCTGAACGGAGGCCGCAAGGAATACCTGGTCATCCGTGTTGGCCTGCTTGATCTGCTGTTCGCTCCACTCTGAGGTGTCGGTGCCCTTCTTCTTCAGATAAACCTCCTGGGCCCCCACATCAATCTGGACCACCGAGGTGTCCCGCTCCAGGATGATGGAGCGTTCCAATTCCTCAAAGTACCCCTTGATGGCCATGATCAACAGGCACTTATTGTCGTAGGAGTTGGCGTACTTGCCGATGTAGTTGTCCTCTGCGGTCATGCGGATGTCATTGTCAATCATATCAATGGCCTCCACAATTTTGATCTTCTTGAAGGAATCCCCCTTGTTCTGGATGGTGGTTACAAAGGAGTTGACCCCACGGCCCACCTTGACCTTTTCACCGTCGTGGAAAAGGATAAATTCACCCTTATCAATGGCTTTGTCCATCTCATCCTTGGTCAAGCGCTCCACATCGGACACCTCCGCCAAGGGCGCGTACGTACAGGAGATGGTCATGGGCGTGCCGGCGATCAATCCGGCAATCCGGGAACAATATTCTGCGGCGGTAAGGGTTTCTTCTCCCACCTGGATATTGTCTGTGGTAAAGTTGATAATCCCCTCATGGTCAGCCGCCACATGAGGCAGTACCGCCTTCACATTGTGGTGGTTTAGGCGTTCCGACTTCACCCAACCGGCAACCTTCTGGGCCTCTGCGGGTGTGATGTCAAAGGGCCCGGCCAGGTAATCAAACTTTTGGAGCTTGTAATAGTTGAGGGCATCCTGCAGGGTCTCCCCCTCATCCTCATCAATCATGTAGCACAACACCCTTCTGGGGGGTGTAATATAGCCCATAAAGGCCCGCTCCGCAAAAGCGCGGCAGTCATCGCACCACTCAAGAGGGATCTCGTTGACGTTGTACAGGATTTTCCCCCCTTTGAGGGCAGAACCCTTGAGGATTAGGGCGACTGTCCCCTTTTCACTCCGCTTAATGGCGGTGATGCCCAGGGTCTTAAAGGTTATGTTTATACTCGGTAACGGCATTGTATCCTCCCTTTCATTCTTCTGTATATTCCATATGGATCTCCTGCATCCTGGGCAGGTCCTCCACCACGGCGCGGCTGTCCAGGTACTCAAATTGAAGGGCTACATACCCCTCGGTTGCATACCCCTCTTGCGGGTCGGCGCCCGCTGTGGATACCTTTACGGGGATAGCCCGGTCCGCAACACGGAGATAGCCATCTAAAAACAACAGCATGGCCCTTTCTTGCCACCGCGCCATGTCAATCATATCGCCGTACTCATTTAGGCGTGGGTAAATCACAACATGGAATTGACTATTGACCTGCACCGTGGTTTTATTGGCGTCTCTCCACCCCGATTCAATATGGAGAATACCCACAGCCGGTCGCTTGTGCTCCTCCCGAAGAAACTCTTCGGTGATATAGCACAGTTCCGGCAGCCCCTCCGCTATGCGGTTATGAACCGCCTCCATAATTTCTTGATTTGTGAGCATCATTTTCCCTCCAGCATATACGCTCTTTGGTAGAATTCTAATCCGGGAACCCGATGGACATTAATCCGGGGCTTATAGTACCGATATTTACCGGAGGGACGGCGGTGGCGGTGCCCGCTGGTAATAGCATTGGTGATGTAGCCATAAGCATACCCGCGTGAGTCAGACCCACGAATAGGACTGATGGCGGCATACCCGCCTCTGGAGCCCATATCCACCCCCCCTCTTTATTGTAGAAGCTCATGTGCTCCTCACCTGTCTTAGGGGTTTCAGCAAAGGCCACCTTTTTTTCTTTCTTTGCAAGTCCGCTTTCCAGGCCCCGGTCTACCACTTGAACAAGATTGGTGTCCGTGCCCATAAGCACGGTCTCAGACACACCCACAAAGACCTTGAATTTGTGACGCCCAAAAGCTACGGTGGACCCTTCCGCCTTAATTTCTTTTGCGGTGGCGCCATCTGCAATAAAATCATCATCATCCAAAGTAAAAGCAAGCTTGGGGATTTCCAGGTTGGGAATATTAGTGATGGTGCTGTCCTGACGCAAGGGATTTTTGACCGAAGGTTCGGCAATAATCTCATTGGCGACGGTTTTGGGCAGGAACTTGTCACCACCTGTAGCGCTGTTATCCAGCAAGGCTTTCCGGTGTTCCTCCGCCAACGGCTCACCATTGATGGTGGAGCGGTACAGTGCCGCTTTTGCGGTAATAATGGTATTGCCGGAATCGCCTTTTGCTTGGGCTGCTGTCTGAGCCTTTAACCGGGTTTCAGCCTCGTCATCAATGGTCTTGATCTGTTTGTTGATGCCCTCCAGCCGCTCTGTCATGTCATTTACAACAATTTGTTGATTCTGACGGTCCTCCGCTTTAGTAGTTCCATCGGTGTACATTTCCTGCAATTTTTTGCTCGCTGCCTGTAAGTCCTGAGCGATACCCGCTCTGGTGTTTTCCAACTGCCATCTGTTCATTAAATCATACTCCTCTCGGTATCATGTAATACTTTATTGGCTTTCTCAATGGAGGCTAAAACCTCCTCATCGGTGATAGGTGGTTTGGGGCCTTTTAGCGCATTTCGTACCTCCCTTTGAATCATTTCCTGAATGGCTGGAGCCAGGGAAGATTTAGTCACCCCTGCCGCAGGTTGGGCGGGAACGGCCACAAAACTAATTTCATAAGCGTCCACTGCTCCATCAAGTATGGTAAAGCAGAGAATGCCGTCATAGGATTCACCAAGCCGGTGAGGACAGCTTCCCTCCCGCCGGTCCTGCCCACAAATGCTGCACCGGCTTTGCCTGATAGCGCATCCCACCGACACTTCTTTGAGGATACCCGCCTCAATGAGGCTGATTTGCTCCTGCATGTCAGGGGTGCGAAGCATATACACCTGAGACTCCAGATAGGCGTACTGTTCCCCATAACTGGTGGTTTTGGATTGGTCTATGATCAATCCAGTGTCATAAATACGGGCACATTGATTAAAAGCAGCCGGGTTGTGGTCCACAATTACCGTTTTCCCCTTGTACATAGCTGCAAGCTGGCGAAGGGTTCGCGTGTTAAACGCTTCATGGTCCCGGTCCACCTCATTGTCGCAGAGGGTGACCTTAAAGGTAAACACCTCATCCGCCGTCAATTCCCGGATGGAATATTCGTTGATCTTTTTCATATCAGCCTCGCCGGGCCCGGTTGTTGCAGCCTTGTAAATGGTCTGTACTTCACCCACCTTTACTATCGCCTTCCTTTCTTTATGGTCTAGATTTTGGGTAACCCCACGAACAACATTATTGACCAGCGCCTCTACCGGGACGAGATCCTTGCTGACAAAATAGGTTTGACCTATTCCGCCCGGCAAGGGCGGTAAATCCTCATACTCCCGGATATCATCCGGATTGAGCCATGCGCTTCTAATCCCTTGGGTGTAAAACTTACCCCGCGTCTCCATATCCGCCCTGGCAAAGCCATTGAGAGAGAGCTTGATTTGCATCCCCTGGGACCGTTCCTGCGGGGTGAGCATCCAACGGGTTAAATTTTGTTCGTACATGCGCACCAGAGGCAAAATGGTGTCGCGCAGATAGTTGAGGTCGCTTTGTTCAGCCTTGGAATAGCTGGCCTTCTCCGGTAGAAATTTATCCAAGGGGATGTTGTATACCCGGGCTACCCTAGCTATGGTGATGTTCTCCACTTCAAAGACCTTGGGGTCAATAAAAGAGGTATTGCCGAGCTCCTGCACTTCCTTGGCCTTATCCAGATATAGTATTCCTGACCGTTTGAAGGATTGGATCATCTTATCATATTCTTTAAGTTGATCCATACTGGCGGCGGCCACATCTATGCGCTGGCTGTCATCTTTATTTTTCTTGCTCAGCTTGATATTGCCGTTGGAATCCATTTCCTCCACCGCGTTGGCAAAGCACCACAGCATCAACGGGGAGCCATCATGGACGATTTTTCCCTGCATAATGTACTCTCGAAATAGCTTAGTCGGTTCGGATAAGGTCTGCACCCCTTGGCGTATTTCTACACAAGTGTAACCCTCTTTCTCTAATTCCTGGGCATAGTAGGTCGCCTGGTAGGGGTCATAACAGAATTCTTTAACGCTCCAATCCATAGTTGTTTCCTTTTCATGCATCCGGGCATTGATATAGCTGTAATCTGTGACCGCACCAGGAGTAATAGAACACCATTTTTCTTTTGCCCACATATCATAAGGCACCCGGTCCGTTTCCCGGTGGCGCTGTAGACTATCTTCTGGGATATAGCCATGGCCAGTTATGGCAAAGCGGCCATCCTCTAGCGGAATCACATAGCCATCAGCGGTCAAGTCAATCTTTTTAGACAGGTCCGCGCCTGTATAAACTTCATGGTCTTTGGTCAGCTCCGCAAACTCTGTCAGGCTGATTCCTATACGCCATTGAAGATCTATGTTGGGGTCAAGCCTATGTTGTTTTCGTAGTGCGGCAATACGTTCGTCATATTTTTGTACGCTTTCTTCATGTTCTTTGATCAATTCTGGTATTGAAGGTTTATTCAAGCTTATCCCCCCTAATATTAATTACAGACCGCTGCACTCCCTCTTTGTGTTTGTACTGGCATTAATGAAAGCCGCTACCCAAAATAGGTAGCGGCTTAGATGTAAGGAGGCTGCTCTTGTTTTTATAGCTTTCCATACTATCATTATACTATGGATTTTTCGCACAAAGCGCACAACTTTTCAAAATAGCGGTTAACCATCATTCGTGGGATAGATTCTGATGAATATCCCATTTTCACTGCGGTTGCCTGCCATGACTTGCCCTCAATGTAATACAGAGTAATGGCCTGTCTGATAAGACTATCCTCAATGGAATCAATAAATGCCTCTATCTCATTGAGTTGGGTGATCAACCTGTATTTTCTCCGCATAAGCTTAACCTTTAACCGTGATATCTCCTTTGCGTTAATTCCTTGGATGTGTATTCGATGCTCTGTATATGGGAAATGTATAGAGGAACCTTTGACACTCTCATGGACAATACCTTTCTCCAGGTTCCTGATCCTCTTTTCTATTTGCTCAATCTCCCCAGGCAATGCCCGGTATTGCTCCAGCTCTTTTTGTGTCAAGGGCGTTTCCTCCTTGATTACTTAATATCTGACCAGTCTATATGCCCGCTCTAAGGGATGGTGGTAGGAAGAGTTGAGGGTTATGGGCCCGCTCTGATGGCGTTTTAAGGATGAACAGCGTTTAGGTTATCATGGGTCAATCTGCATCACATCATCTAAAATCTTCCGTATTCAGAATCATCCCAATTCCATATCCTTTGCTTTTATCGTGATGGCAAATAAAGTAATCGTTATCTTTGTAATTACAGTACGGTAAGACAACACGCACCCCGCCGAATAGATTTGATTCGGCGGACCCTCAAAGAACAAATAAAAAATAATAAAAAAAGTAAGGCTTTGCATAAGGGTCTTTTTTTTGCTCTTAACACGGTGGTAAAGTGACATGGGCTATCGTGGTTGATATTTTTGAAATGGCCGATTTAATTGGTGAGAATTCAAGAAACTATGCTGGGTATGAGGCTGGTGGGGTTTTGCCAAGGTTGCGAATAATTTGCGCCCTAGCCGACTACTTTGACGTGTCGCTGGATTATTTAGTGGGCCGCAGTGACGATCCCGCTCGGCATTGATTCTCTGCCGCCTCCACCTAGGAGGCGGCTTTTATTGTGTTTTTGTAGGGTATATGACAGAATTTACTCACTACTTACATCTTCGATTGATGACAAAATAATGAAGGGAATTTTAAATAAACCCATTGACAAATAGTACTGTATATGATACTATAATGTCATAGGAAGTGATAACGCATGGCCGGTGTGGATAAAATAATCGAGAAGATGAAGCGGCAGCCCAATGGTATAAGCATGTCGGAGGCCGATAAAGTATTGACCGCAAATGGATACCGATTTGCAAGGCAGAAAGGTTCCCATTGCCACTACATCAACGCAAGCGGCGATGTTATCACCATCAAAAAAGACAACCCACTCAAGGCTGTATATGTCAAAGACATACTAAGCCGCATACAGTAAAGGAGGTTATTAGAATGAGCGTTCAAGAGTATTTGAAACTCCCGTACAACTACATTATTAAGCCCATACAAGACGAAAGCGGCGCATACTTCCATGCGTCTGTGCTGGAACTTGACGGTTGCCAAAGCACCGGGGATACTTTTAGCGAAGTCTATGACAGTCTCATGGAAGCTATGGAAGGTTGGATTGAAACTAGATTGGAAAACGGCCTTTCTATTCCCGATCCGATAGAGGACGGAAAATATAGCGGTAAATTTGTCCTTCGTCTTCCAAAATCTTTGCACAAACATCTTGCAATTGAAGCGGAAAAAGAGGGTGTTTCCCTCAATCAGTACGCGTTGTACAAACTTGCACATTGATGTGCGACGGGTCGCTAAAATGCGGCCCTCTTTTCAGTAGAAGATGTCATCTCCCCTCCTTCCCGCCTCCACCCTAGGAGGCGGATTTTATTGTGTTTTTATAGGGCATATGGTAGAATTTACTTATTAACTACAGTTTCGATTAATGACAAAATGAGGAGGTCAAAGACATGAGGTATGTCGTAGAAAATGAGGTAATTAAAGCAGGGTTAATCACAGATGCACAGAATTTTATCCCTAAGAAAATGCAACCGATTTTGGATGAAGGGGCTAAAAAGGGGTGGCGCTTACATACATTTACCCCAACTATTTCAAGTAAGGGAATAAATATTGTTGTCGTGTGAGAAATCAATGAATAGTAATGGGGTAGAGTTTTAATGACGTGGGCTAAAATTATTGGTATTATTCTTGCAATTGCGGTTGTACTATGGCTCTTGCGGTATTTATGGATTGCGTTACCTATTGGGGTATTAATATATTACTTCGCTAAGGGAAAAGGCAAATTATCTAAGGGCGGGATTATTGGTGTAAGCCTAGTTTGTATTTTTTCTTTGATATATTTTATTGGTACCCTTGATTCAACACCGGTTGAACCTGTCCTGGAAGCTAATGCACCCTTTGCATCAGTATCGCAAAACGATGATGAGCCTAACACGCTTGATAATTCGTCTGCCAGATCTTCTTCTGAGCAATCAGCAAGTACTTCTTCAGTAGTAAGTGAAAGTGAGCCCTCTTCCAGCAAGCCAAGTTCCTCGGTAGCATCTTCAACTCCTGCATCCTCTACCCCTGCATCTTCAACAACTCCACAACCGTCAAGCACCGAACAATCCAATACAGTGATAAATACCGAAACTCCTGTTACTGACTCGGTGGCACCAGCCGATGACTACATACAAGACACAGCGCCACAGAATGATTTTAATGCTGAAGGTTTTGACGCTGATGCTGAGGACACTATGGGAACGCCGTCCAGTCACTATGCCTGTTGGACACCTAATGGAAAGTCTTATCATTACTCTTCAAGCTGCGCTACGTTGAGTCGTTCAAAAACAATTATTGAGGGCACCGTAGCAAGCGCAATAAGCAATGGTAAAAGTGACCCGTGTAATGTTTGTGCTGGAGGTTGATCTATCGCGTTACCTCCCTTCCCTACCGCCGCCTTGCGAGGCGGCTTTTTCTTTGTTATTGATTTCATTGCTACGTTTAATCCCTAGCCATAATAATTGTATTTACTTAGTGATTATGTAATATTTTCAGGAAAGGACGGTGCTACCAAGAATCCTCGTGATGAAAAATTGTTACTTACCATTAAGAAAAAAGAAAACAAGTATTATGAAAGCTTAGTCCCTTTTTCCTTGATATTAAAAGAGTTTCCGCGGGTGAAAGGTATCGAACTTTCACATGATTTGCAAAATCTTACGGATCAAAAGTATTTATGGCCTGTAGAAAACCCTGTAACAAAAATGAACTACTGGCATTCTTTAACGGCAGACGGTAGGCGTGAATGCGAAAGAATTGCCAGTGAAAATAGTGAAAAA